ACTAGGTTTTCAGGAAGATTCTTTACAAATTTAAGTAGACTCATCTGCTACAATAGACCTCGTAACGTGTTTTTACTTTAACTCTCAAGGCTTTCCCTGTCTTGAGAGTTTTTTCATTATATACCATTGACATATATCTGTCATGTTACTACACTAGTAAATGCACAGGGCACATAGCCCATCGCAATTTACACATGCCTTTTTTATCAACACAAGGTTCTGTAGCCGTAGCAGCTAAGTCTACTGGTGGTTACTTGAACCCAGGTAAGTTACCTACAGGTACTACTGTAAGGTTCGCCTTGCTTCAACCTACTCCCCTTGAATACTGGGAAGTTTGGTTACAGGATGCAGTTGGAAAACTTAATGACAAAGGAAAAGTTATTAAGAAGCCTCTTCGTTTTACATTCCAACCAACTCCAGAAGATATTAAAGCTGAGTTTGGTACTCAGTGGGTTAGAGGACTCAACTTTAACGGTGACGGTCCTGGCCCCGTACTCTTTAATATTGCTGTAGCTGTTTACAACCATGATTCTGGATCTGTCCAGATTCTTGCTAGTGACAAGTCTTCAGTTAACAGAGCTTTCGATAGCGAGACTCAAGTTATTGATAAAGAGGATGATTATGAAAACATTCTCGAACCAGACTGGATCCTTGGAAAGGAGGGTACAGGATTAAGTACTGAGTATTCTTTAAGAACTGCTCCTCGTAAAAAAGGAACAGATAAAAAGATACAGGAAGCTTGGGAGAAAGCAGAAGCAGAGGGGTTCGATATATCCCGTTTGCTAACTAACGGTAATCCTTTCTCTGAGGATAAGTAATTACATAGGGGTCGATATATGACCCCTTCTTTTTTAGTTCATTTTATGGTATATTAATTATGGGAAGTTGTAAGTTAAATCCACCTATGGGAAGTAACTCTAGTGTGGAGCGTATTGAGGATAAGCAAAATGCGCTCTCAAAGTTAAGGAAGCGTACTCTGGAACGTGATGATACACAGACAATTTACCCTCATCGTATATATAGAGATAAAGAAGGCTCGATATATCACTCAATAACCCATATCCTTAGTCAAACCGCACCCAAAGAACAAAAAGAAGCCCTTGAAAAGTGGCTGGAGCGTCCTACCTCTCATCAGGATCGTGACGTTGCTTGTGAACGGGGCACTTTAATGCACAATCATGCCGAGTATCTACTTAAAACAGCTTCTAAGCTTGCCCGTAATTCTGCTAACCGCAGGAATGTTTGGAAAACAGGTCAAGATGGACTGGAGCGTTGCCCGAAAGCCATCACAAAATGGGCGTTGGAAAAGGCAGCAGAGTCAGCTCCCGAAATCGCCTGGAGTGCCTCTGGCTACACCCGAAGCTTACGGAGCTGGATACTGGAACGAGTAACCGCCATTCATGCCATTGAATTTTCCATTCATCTTGATAATTTTGCTGGAACGGCTGACGCTTTAGTGGATATTGATGGTGACGGGCCTTTCATCGTTGACTGGAAATCAAGTTTAAGAGAAAGAAGCGAAGAACTTCTCCACAGTTATTGCTGTCAAGCTGGAGCGTATCACCTTGGTCTCAAGTGTCTCACTGATATTGAATGTAAGGGTGCATATATCGTGGTGGCACGTAGAACTGGAAAACCTCAAGAAAGAAAACTCAGCTACCTAGAATTAAAGGGAGCTGAGCAAGCGTTCTTGGAGCGTAATAGTATTTATCAAGCGAATTTAAAATTAGTCAGTCTCTAGTAACCCGTATTCAGATATATATACATCTATCTCCCCAAATTCTTTACATAAGTCAGTAAGTTTTGTTGCCATTGGTTCGCTCCAGTCACCATCCCAAAATCCTGCACCATGACCATTTCTAGTAAGAATAAAATCATGGGCAGCTAAATCCCATATATCGGATTCGTTGGAATTGTAAGCACCGATTCTATGTTTATCTGGGTCGAATCCCATTTCCAGTGCTTGATTAATAAATGATTCCCAGTCTTTTTTAATCCTGTCTTTTAATTCTTGGGACGGTTCAAAGTCTAATCCATCCATATATATCGTCCCCTCTTCTCCCTCTACTTCTAAATGACTAGACCACTGGAGCGTTGTCATTGCTACTTCATAAGACATCGTTAAAAACTCCTTGCTAATTTATGTAGTTTTAAAAGTTGGGACGCATATTCCACTGATTTTTCTTCGTCTTCATTTGTTAAAGCTACGTTCAATAAATCTCTAACAGTTTGAATTGCTAATTCTTTATCTTCAGTAGCTTTATCTGTATGTTTCCTAGGATGCTGCCATTCATTCTCTTCGTACGCTGATTTAAACCAACGATAGGCAGTTTTTTCTGGCACTTTATATTTACCATCCTCATCGCTCAATATATCTATTATCTCTCTTCTTGTTAGATTGTTTTCAGGATCATTTAGATAATCCTGAATATATTCAATGCCTTGTTTTTTATCCATTTGATTCCTCCCAACACATGTGAGCATTGTCAGTATCATCAATTAAGATAGATAATTGAGTTTCTAATCTATAAATATTTTCATGTAGTTCTTCTTCATGTACTTCATCAAAAGAGATCATTTCTGAAAACATATCTCTAATAAGTTTCACATCTTTTCTAGGGACGTAAACAAAATCTTCTTTAGGAAGAGAAATAAATTTTTCTTTAATCATCAGTAATCCCTCTCATCAAATTTAAGAGCTTTATCGGAGAAACTTGATAGTTCCTCAATAACAGCATCGGGATGCCAATCTCTATTGATTGCATCATCTCCAAAGGCAATTTCATAAACTTCTTCAATGAAATTTTTAACATGCTCAAATGCTTCCAAGTTTTGAAAGTAAGGATGTTGTTCTCCTTCTTCTTCTTCATCCCAGTTTTCTATTGAATCATCAAAGTCTTCTCTTTCTGAGTATTCCTCAATGAAAGTAAAGAAATACTTGATTGATTCGTGGATCGTAGGTTCGTTAGGATAGGTCATTGGAATTGTCCTAATAGTGGGGACTCTGTTACTGTAGCATATATATATGCAGTTTCAAGAAAAAAGATTAATTCTCATAAGAATTTCTCAATTTGTTGACAGGGTGATATATATCGACTAATGTAGCATAGTAACTTACTAACAACACCATGACAGTTACCCAGTCTCTAAACAACATTTCTTTAGGCATGGAAACTAGGGAACCAACTATCGCTCATTTACCTGCTTTCCCTTTTTTCATTGCTTCTCAATTTGTTGATAAGACCAAAATGAAAGCACTTCTTACAGTGATCCATGTAAGGGTTGAAGATGGATATATATCCATTGAAGCCACTAATGGTCACATTGCTTTTCGTTTCAAATTTCCAAAAACTGAAAAATTTTATGCAAATGAATCTTTTTTAGTGTCTTCAGAGTCATTTCAAAAAAGAGTTTCTAAGGCAAATAGTATTATTTTCAATGAGAATAATTATGCCTCTATTCAAGATAAATCCGATCAATGGATCGAATCTAGATCATGGAAAAATCCTCTCATTGTTGAAGCTAATACCTACCCTAATTTGCCTCAAATTATTCCTACTGAATTTTCAAATGAGTTTAAAAGTTCATTCTCATTTAATGCTAAATACATGAAATTAATCTCTCAAATGGTAGCCACTTATTCATCAACTAATGTGATGACTTTTAATGGAAACCATTCAAAAACTCCTTTCATGGTTACGTCAAAAATTGAGTTAGATGAATTTGATTTTTTGGATATATATAGGCAGCCAAAATTGGAATTTTTAATCATGCCTATACAAGTTAGATCATAATTTTTTTTTTATTGGTTGACTTATTTAAAAATTTATACTAATGTAGTACATAAGTCAACCAAGACTTAACCCCAAAAAAATTAGGAGTTTTTTTTTAATGGTTCAAACACTAAGCAAACCAAAGTATTTTACAAATGAAACTAAAGAAATTTCTTTATGTTTTCAATGTTTAAGTGCCTACAATCAAGGTTATCACCACTTTTTATGGTGTGATATATCCTCAATGTTTGAAGACTCTTCAGATTTTGAAGAGTTTGAGAATAATTGGAATGACTGCTTAAAGTTTACTACTTCCACTTCTCCAGTATGTGACTCTGAAGAGATTTTCTTTACTGATTATGAGGGTTTCATTTCTTCTATATATAGTGAATATATATCAGCCAAAGAAGTTTTTGATTTCTTAAAACTGATTAAAACTATTCAAGAGGATAAACCTTCATTAAATGGTGATTTAATCAATGCTATTAATGACCATTTTGGAGGAGTTCAAGATTCAGACTTTTATCTAGATCTTGTTTACTTTGGTGAGTATGACTCAGGATCAGACTTTGCAGAGTGTTATCACGACGATTTAGGGACTCTTTCAAGTGTTCCTGATGACTTCAAAGGCCATATTGATTTTGAATCTGTATGGCGTGATATGGAAATGGGAGAATTTTTTGAGATTGAATCTCATTATTTTCTTAAATGAAATTGAGGCAGTCTAGACACTGCCTTTTTTCTTCCATTGCTTCAAAACGCCTTTAATTGGCCTTTAATAGCCTAATATGGAGCGTTTTTTGTCTCTTTCCTTCCTTACTCTCAATATTCCTCTAATTTCTCTCATTCATTGCCGTTATTACTGGAATTAGGAGGAAAAATTAGGAATATTCAATAATTACTGTAATTTTCTAGTATTTTTTATTTTGGTAATAATTCTTTACAATTATTAATAATTCTTAATGTAAAGTTTTATTACTTTTTTAATAATGTAGCACAAATTATGCAAGAATAGGAATGAGCTACAGGACGACCAAATTTATCCCTGTAGTACATTTGTACTAATGACTATTTCCAACAAAAACAAAAAGGCTGAAATTCTTGAAGCGTATCTTTTGTTACTAGAGGAAAATCAAATGTTACAAAATGAGCTGATCAATGCTCACAAGATGGTGTATCCAATGCCGCTGAATCATTATTCAAATGATATTCAAGCACGTTACAAAATCACCAAAAAAGAGGTTAAATTATTGGTTCAGGACATCACCAAATTCATCCAGTTTGTACGTGAGAATTCTGTTCAAGTAATCCAAAAACCCGTAACACTTCCACCAATTTTCAAAAATTGAAATTCTGAAATTCTCCCCTTCGGGGGAGATTTTTTTTGTCAATTTTTTTTTGTGAATTTTTTTTTTGGAAAAATTTTGAAGGGGGAGGAGTTCGAAAATTCTGAAAGGTAATGTTATTACCCCTGAACCTACTGATTAATCTAGAAATAACCTCTTATGTACTACATCTATATACTACACTAGCGATCCATATCTGTCAATATAATATCAATTAATTTCTTCTTTGAAATATGAGACCTAGTTCCTGCAAGCTTTCTCAGTTGACGGGAGGGGAGGGGTTGTAAAAACCTGTAATACCCTGATAGGTGGTCTGGTGATCTATAAACAAACAAATTACCTACCTTATCCAACAACCACCTCATTCCTCATCCTTTGTTTCAACCCGAATAGCCAATTCTGGAGCGTTGATATGCACAGTCTCCACACTTTCCCCGATAACTTTCCCCAAAGAATCCAATATCTGAGCCGCAGTCTGAAGCTGTCCTTTCCTAACAGCCTTATTAAATAACTGCACCCTCATACTTTGCAACCTGGAAAGCATATTATCCCGATCCTTCTGCCAGTCCTCCTCATTCCAAGTATTAACTTCCTTCCAATCACTCCAAGCAGTTTTCTCACAAACACTTTCCTTAGAAGCATGATCCAAAACCAACTGCCTAACAGTCAGTCCCTCCAACTGCCTCCTATAAAGTCTCTGTCTCCTAGCCCTTATAACAGCAGCATGAGACCTACCTTTTAAAACTTTCTCCTCTCTTGGAGCGAAGGAATCATCAAATCCACCTAAAATCGCCTCAGCCACGGGCATAAAACGTAGTACTAAAAAGATAATAACCTGCAATCTGATAAATAGTCGATAAAAGCAGGGGGTATTAGTACAAAAAGAAGTTACTCTGTATTACATGGCAGTAAAAACACAACCTCTATCCCTTCGTTGGGCACAGGGAGAAGTATTCAATAACAAAAAGCGTTTCCGTGTTCTTGTAGCTGGAAGAAGATTCGGGAAATCATACCTTTCCTGTATCGAATTATTAAAAGCAGCCATATCACGACCAGGCGAAACCTATTTCTATTGCGCCCCGACCTACCGCATGGCAAAAGACATTGCCTGGAAAGAAATAAAAAAGTTAGTCCCAAGAGAATGGATCAAATCTAAGAACGAGACTGACTTAAAGATTGAATTAGTAAATGACTCAACAATAGAACTAAAAGGAACAGAAAACGCAATGGCTCTCCGTGGTCGAAGCCTCGCTGGTGTCGTCTTAGATGAGGCCGCCTTTATGGATTCCGAGGTTTGGTTCCAAGTCATCCGACCAGCTCTAGCCGACAAACAAGGTTGGGCATTATTCATTTCCACACCCGATGGCACCGCAAGTTGGTTCTACGACCTATGGTGCTACGTCCCAGATGACGCAACAGGCGAGTGGAATCGCTGGAGTTTCACCACAATCGAAGGGGGAAATGTCCCAAAAGATGAAGTAGAGGCTGCCCGTGCCCAATTAGACACCCGTACATTTCGCCAAGAATTTGAAGCAAGTTTCGAGAATCTCACGGGTCTCGTTGCAGTCTCATTCTCCGATGACAACATTTCCACAAAAGCAAAAGACATATCCATCGCCCCTCTACTTTTAGGAGTTGACTTTAACGTGGACCCAATGTCAGGGATCTGCGCCGTAAAAGACGGGGAAAACTTGTATGTGTTTGACGAAATCATGCTCACAGGTGGGGCAACCACATGGGACTTTGCAGAAGAAGTCACCCGTAGATACGGATTGGATCGCAGAGTAATAGCATGTCCTGATCCCACGGGTGGAGCAAGAAAAACTTCTGGAGTTGGTGCAACTGATCATAGTATTTTACGAAGAAGTGGTTTTAATGTGTCTTCACCCAAGGCTCCCTGGAAAATTAGGGACAAAATAACTTCCGTTAACACTGCTTTGTACGATGCTTCAGGAGTAAGAAGAACTTTTATTCATCCACGTTGCAAGGAATTAATTAAGTCTTTAAGAACCCTCACTTACGCACCAAACACAGGCTTACCTAATAAAAATCTCGGAGTAGACCATGCGTTTGATGCTTTTGGGTATCTATGTTTACAACAATTTAATTTGGCAAAACCTGAGACTTTAGGGCAAACTGGGTACAGAATTTACTAAAAAGATGAAAAAATCTGCTGGAACAAAAAGATGTGAAGGGTATCTAGCTAAAGTTAGAGGAGGAAAGAAAAAGGCTAAAACCTCTGCTAAAAAGACTAAAAGCAAAAAGTAATGACTTTATCTAAAGAGCAGTTAGATGCTGTTGAAGCAGTTAAGGGAATTAGGAATCCTGATTTATGGGACCCTAGA